GGTCATACCAATGCGGCCCGTACGTCTCAGCGATCGTCTCGAACACCGTGCGGTGGATCAGGATGCACGCGCTACCCGTGCCGGCACACTGCTGCACCGCACCCGGCGTGTAGTCAAACTTGACGATGAACCCCATCGCGTCACCGTCATGACCCCAGTCGAAAATCGTCGGCGTGGCGAGACAACGCCAACCGCCCATCCCATCCGAGCGTTCCTGCCGTTGCGTGAAACACAGACCGCCCACAATCGGGCGCTCCACCGGATCAGCCACCTCAAGCAGCCGGTCGATGGTGTCCGGGGCGAACCCCATGTCAGTATCAATCCAAAACAGCCAGTCGGCTGCCCGTTCCTCCAGAAACGTGGCCACCGCCTTGTTCCGGGCATCAGCCAACCCATCAGTTTCGGCTGTCATCGCGATCCAGCCGCCACGCATCACCCGCGCATGGTTGGTGACGTCGTGGCCGAGCAGTTCGATGATCGAGTGATGCCACGAGTAAGTGATCGTTTTGTCGTGAATGTAGGCGACAACGACCGCATCCGGCTCAGCCACGACGAACCGCGCCGCGCTTCTCACCCGCACGGCCCGTCACCTGCTCAACCGGCGGCTCAGCCATCTCCGGCGGCGCCACCGTAAACGACAAACCGTAACGCGGATCAGCCTTGAACAAGCCCGGATTCGCCAACACAACCGGATCATCCGCCGGCCAATGCTGACCACCCTGCACCATGTGCCGGCCACCATCCGGTGTCGTCACCAACTGCGAACTCGTCGCATACACAACCTGCATGAACTTTCCTCTCCTGGTAGGCGGGCGCCCAGACCAGGAGACCTGGGCGCCCTTTCCCCGACGTGATCAGCCGCGGGGAGCGTTACTTGTAGCCGAGCTCCCCCAGCTGCTTGTCAACCTCGGCGATCTGCTCATCGATCGCCTTGACCGCATCAGCATCACCCTCGGTGGGAACCAGAGTCTCCCGGTTCGACTCGTACGCCAGCCGATCCGCGAGCAGCTTGTGAACCGCCGGATCGGACGACTCACCGACACCCTCGGGGGCAGGCTTCACCGGCGGAATCTTCTCCGCCTTCGCCTCAGCAGGCTTCTCCGCCGGCTTCGCAGCCGGGGAACTCTTTTCGTCAGACATTGACAACTCCTCCTTGGTTACGTGTTGAACACCAGGGCGCGGAAACCGGCCGTGTTGATGGCATCCGAGCCGATCCGTGCGTACGCGAAGATTCCGCGCTGGGCCGTCGGGGTTGCCGGCCCGGTGCCTGCCGTGACCTGCTGGACGAGGGTCGGGATCAGCTCCGTCGACATTCCACCGTTCCTGGCGATCAGGAAGTTCTGGAAGTCGCCGACAATGCAAGCAACCTCCGCAGTGGTCGTCCAGGTAGTGGTGTCAGGCATGTATGGCGACTCGTAGACGGGGGCGTTGAACAGTTGATCCGCCCAACCCTCAGGCAGGTTCACGGTGTAGCCGTGGAACACGTTCGCTGCACCGATCTGGCGGATCGCGTTGTTGACACCAACCGACATGAGCCACTCAGCCTTGCCGCCGCCGCGGTAACGCTGCGGCAACGCCTTCCACACGTTGTACGGGTCCGGTGCGCCGATCGAACCGCCGGTCGTCACCTTCACCCGGTCGCCAGCAGTCGCCGAGATGGCGGTGAGGATGCCCTTCGGTTCGCCAGTGCCGGAGCCGCGGGTGAACTTGTCGATCAGCAACTCGTTGTAGCCCTGGGCGAGAAGTCCGGCCATCTCGTTGGCGAAGCCGGGATAGTCCATCCCCACCTCAATCGAGTACGGGATGAACCCGCGAGCCATGTGGACAGTGACGGTCGGCTGCGCGAGAACCGGGCTGTTGTCGGTGGTGGTCGCTGCCTCAGTCTGGAACGCCCAGGAGACACCGGCCGACGTGACACCCTTCCAAATGTTGGTGTTGATATCCACCTGCTTGGCGATCTGCAGGAACGGATTCCCACTGCCCTGGGCGGTCAGGATGATCGACGGGTCGATGAACACCGGAATACCGAAACCGCCGGCGGTGGTGGTGATCTCACCCATGGCCCGGAACTCGTTCCAACGCCGCAGCGCCTGCCGCTCCTCGTCGTCAAGACCGGCACCCGCGTTCGGGTCGGTCATCATCTTCTGCCACATGGACCGGTAGGCGTCGGTTTCGGTGACCAGGATGCGGCGGGCGATGGTCGGGTTGCTGCGCAGCAGCCGGGCAACCTGATCCTTCTCGTCATCCTTCAGATGCATGGTGGCTTCGCGGTCGTCCAACGCGCGGAGCGCCTGGCTGCGGGCTTCACTGTGGGTGAGCCGGGACACGTCGGCGTATTGGCCGTCGAGCGCGCCAAGCCGAATGTTGGTGAGCGCCTGCTGAACCGCGGCGGGCTTGGTGCGGGTGATCTCCGACAGCCGTTGGTGCCGTTCGATCCGCTTCATGATCGCATCCCGAATCTCGAGCAGCTCCTCGACAGCGGTTTCGTCGTCGTCGGACATGTCACGAAGTTCGCCCTCATCAGTCTCATCGAGGGAGCGGATGTAGGCGTCGGTGAGCTCCAACATTTTGCGGAGCTCGTCGGGCGTTTTGCCGCGGAGGTCGTCGAGTGAACCTGGCAGCAACCGGCTCTCTTCAACCTCAACAGGGTCTGGCTTTTTAGCCATGAGAAATACCTCTCAATCTGAGTGCCCTATGGAGGGCTTTGCGTCGTTTGGTGGGGGTTGACCGCGCGCCGGTTGCTGGGCCGCGTTCGTGTTCACTGTCGCCCGCCGCTACTGGGTTGGGGCTGCTGACGGTGAAGTCTTGGTTGGGGTTCCAGCCGGCTGCCCGGCAGACCGCTTCGTAGGCGGGCTGGTTCCGTTGCCGTAGCTGGTCGTAAAACTCGTCTGTGGTGGACCGCACGGTGGCGGACGCTGCAGGGTTGGCGGGGAAGGTGACGGGGCCAAGTTCCATGACCTTGGCTCGGGTGATGGTGCGCTCCGGCAGGCCTTGCGGGTTGTAATCCGACGCGTCGGGCCGGTCGTTCCACGAGTTCTCTTCGACCTTCATCCGGAACGAGGCCCCGTAAGCGCCGGCCTTCAATCCTGGCAGCAGGTCCCGGTTGTAGGAGGTGTCGAACAGTGGCACCTCGTAGTAGCCGCCGATCTTGTCCTCACGTAGTTCTTGGAGCATGCCGAGGACTTTGTCGCCGGCCATCGTGTCGAAACCGTGGTTGAACAGCACCCGCATGCCGCCGCGGTCTTCGGCGATGGTTTTCGCGAATGCACCGGGCGCGGTGCGCTCGAGGAAGTTGCCTTCCCGCACCGAATCGACGTGATACCAGTTGTTGAACGCGGAGAAGTGGCCGGACAGCAGGCCGAGGCTGTCGCCTTTAGCTTCGGATCGCAGCTCGGGGGCGGTCGATAGTGCTCGCACAACGTCAACAGTCAGTGCGTGTGTCACTGCTGCACCTCCTTGGCGGCCGGAGCCTTCCCGTTGCTGTTCGGACTAGTCAGTTGCGCACCCGGCGGCTGCACCTGCACGGACAACATGCCGGTGTGGCTGAGGCTCGCCGACCATTCGGGGGCGATCGTTGCGATCGCTGTTTTCGGATCAAACCCGCCATCGACCAAGGTGCGGATCGCCTGCGCCTTCACCGAATCAATTTCGGCCGCATCCTTCGCGTCTTCACGCAAAATCGGCATGTCGGTGACGTCGAACCACAGTTCCGCATCAGACGGCACCTTGATCAACGGGGCTAGCGACTTGGCGAGGTCCTGCAGGGTGGGATACACCCAAGTGTCGCCGAACGAACGGCGGGCAGCAGAAAAGTTGCCGGCGTTCAGGCTGGACCCTTGCATGCCTTCGGAGATGCCCAACAGGGATGCGGGCACCCGCGACAACGTGGAGATGCGGGTTTCCCCTGCTGCAGTGACGGCGCGGAAGTCGGTTTCCTGCAGATTGGAGCCGATCACCTTCGCGTCCGCCCCAGCCGTCAGATACAGGGTGCGGAACGCGTTCGCCGCCCCGGCATGCTTCTCTTCCATCATGGCGACCATCTCGTCGAACTGCGCCTTGGTGACGGTCGGCAGGCCGGAGATGACCAGGTTGGGGGTGGCACCGTTCTCCCAATACCGGATTTTGAACTCGGACGCGAGCCGGTCCCCTTGAATGTCGCGGATCGCGGGGGTGATCCACGACATGCCGATGGATTCGCCGGTCGGGTTCGGGATCGGCGCCCAATGGATGCATTCATCCGGCAGCAGAAACTCTGGTGTGTAGCCGTACGGATTGTCGAAGCCGCCGTTGCAATACCAGTAGCCGGCCAACACCGCATCCAACGCGCCACCCGGGTTCGCTGGTTGCGACGCCGAAGCATGAATAATCGCGGTCCAGTCCGGTCTGAGCACCTGCAGCCGGTCGGAGCGCAACGCAACGAACGCCGCCCCACCCAACCCGGCATGCCACTCCATCCGTGCCACCAACTCGCCGGTGGTGGCGTTCGGCCACGGCCGCTCCAACAGGCGCAACGCCTGCGACGAAAACACGCGCCGCGGGGCTGCCTTCGGGTTCCCTGTTGTTGCTGGGGTCGCCCACGGCAAATTCCGGAACGTAAACCTGACCTGCGACAAGACCAACGCTCGCACCATCTGCGCAGCGAACGCCGGCGGACACACCTGCAACGCCGCCGTATACCCGGGCAGAGTCTGCGAAATTTCGGCGGCCCGGTTCTGCGCCCACGACTGATTCAACCCGAGCGGATACGTGGTGCCGCCGAAGTTGAACGACGACGGCAGCAGATAGTTGGTGTACCAATCGTCGGCTGAAAACCGCTGCTCAACGTCAGAGACACCACGGACTGCCCTGATGCGTTCGAGGAGGCCCACTCACGACCCCCTCAACGAAGTTCAGCGTCGCCGCGAATCAGTCCAACCCAATTTGATTGCTGCGCACATCCACAAGATCGCCAACGCAACTGTGCCAGCCAGCCAGCCCAGCAGCCACAACGGAGCAGCAAGCACCGTCAACACGATCCGACCGACCTGTAGTTGACGGTTCGCCGTGTGGGTTTGCTCGAGGACTGCCACAGCAGGCTCCTAACGCCAAGACGCAAAGAACGGGGTGGCGGGCTGCGACTCCAGGAGCCACAAAGCGCCAGCCTCAGCCGCAAACAGCGAAACGTCACCGGTGGACTTCTTCCAGTCCAACGTGGTGCCGCCGCCCTCGGCTTCCTTCCACTCACAGCCTGCCACCGAATCGGCAACGAGGTCGTCCGGTGAATGGGTGAACGAGAACGTTTCCGCCAGCTTCTTCACATGCGCATACGCTGCGGCGGCGTCTTTGCTGGTCAGTAGTTTCAGCTCGATGCCTGACTCGGCGAGAATCGGCACCCACGCCTTAGCCGGGCCGGCTGCGAACGCTGCGAACTGTGCCCCGGGATGCTTCGAGTTCAACTCGATGATCCGATCCGTCGCCCATGCCGTACCCGGCCGGTGATCCGCGAGTTCGGCATGCGGCATC